GCCTCTTGGCGTGGATATTTTCGTACAAACCACCCCCAGCAGCCTTAGCCTCTGGGAGCTTGCTGTAGGCCTTCTTACCCACGTTAGATTGAACGTACTCAGCGGCAGTAGAGGCTGGGATGCCAACCTTCTTCGCAATCTTAGGGTTATGCGCAACAGCCTGCATTAACCGGAACTGTGATTTAGATTTGGCTGGCATAATCAGCCACAGAAAATAGTAACAGCCGCACTAGCTGGTAGCGTGACGTAAATGTCCGTTGTAAATCGAATCCCATTACCAGGAAGTAATGTTGAGATTACAGCAGTATTAGTTGTGATGTTCACAGTCAAAAGTACCGTCCCACCTGACCCACCATCACGGAAAACAATCTCGCCAGCAGTGCCACCAGAGGCAAGCTGATATCCAGCAAGGTTTGCTGCACCAGCGTAAATTTCCCCTGTCGCATCAGCGTGCGCTGCAAATACATTTGTCAATGTTGACATTTAAATCTCCAATTAAAAGTAGGGGCCGAAGCCCCCACCTTATTTAGCACTTCTTAACACTACCACCCTTTTTGAAGGTGCCGGACAGTTGGCTAATGCTTACAGGCGCTGATGGGCGCTTGTTACCTTGCGGCATCTTGACGGCACGACCATCGCTCTGGACAGCCCCACCGTCAGCAAACTTTTTTGCTGCACCACCAGTCTTGTAGCCGCCACCATTGCTTTTCTTGACGCTACCAGTTGTAGTACCGCTTACGCCAGGAGGAGTCGTGCTAACGTTGCCGTTAACGCCGCCACCCTTAGCGTACATCTTTACGCCGCCACCGTGCTTATAACCACCAGCGTTGCCTTTAGCGACACCACCAGTTTTGTAACCGCTTTGACCCATCACGACACCGCCAGTAGCAAACTTCTTGCCGGACATTGCCTTCTTGATCATTGCGCGGTCTTGAGCTGCATCTTTATGCACCTCGCCACCTTTTTTCTTATAATCTTTGGGCCCCGAACTAAGGAAGTCATTAACCCCTTTTACGAGCGCTCCACGAGGGCCGGAACCAGTTCCAATATCCCGAGGAGGCAGCGAAGGGCGAGGCATTGAACCGGGATTACTAGGGCCACTGCGAGGGCGGGGCATATCAATCGCCTGCGCTAACGGACGACGGGGGGCTAAGGCAGATACTCCTTGCGATTTGATATCCTGAAAAAAGGGAGTCATTTCATTACCATACCCTTTGTCAATTTGGACCCGACGGGGCATATCAATCGCCTGTGCCAACGGACGACGGCCGCCACCGCCGGTGCTAGGAGCGGTGATATTTTCCATTACTCCTTTCAATGGGTTGGGCATACCACCCGCTGCCATCTTGCCAGTGCGGCGTGGCAGGTTAGGATTGCCACCAGTTCCAATGTCCCGAGGAGGCATACTGCGAGGACGAGGCATATCAATCGCCTGCGCTAACGGTCTACGAGGACCAGCACCAGTTCCAATGTCACGGGGAGGCATACCACCCGCTGCCATCTTGCCAGTGCGGCGTGGCAATGGAGCGCGAGGACGAGGCATATCAATCGCCTGCGCTAACGGGCGACGGGGGTTAGGCGGAAGAGACCTACCACCCATTGCCATTTTCTTTACGTTACCACTTTTTTTCATACCGCCTCCTGATTTAGTAAACTCTTTACCTACGCTAGTGGGGACGCCCACTTTCTTTGCAAATTTAGGATTGTGAGCCACGGCTTGCATAAACCGTTCTTGCTTCTTCGATACTGTAGGCATTATGCCCTCGTTTTACCACGAATAGCACAACCATCAGCGCGGCGGGAGGCGGAAGATACTTTGCCACCTTTTTTAAAAACTTGCTGCTCTGGTTGGCCAGCCTGCGCGCTAGGCGACATATTAAATGTTTGGGTTACCCCAGACTGTCCTGAATCAGTTTCACCAGTGCTTACCGGCTGCACGTTAGTTCCAAATGGATAGGTTGGCTGCTGAGTAATGCCGCCGTCTGCATATCTTTTTGTGCGGGCAATTCCACCAACACGCTTCGCAACTGGCTTTGGCTCCGGCTTGGGATTTACTACAGACTCATAGCCTTTTCGTGTAAGTGCATCCTGCTTTTCATACAGCGCGTCTAATTGAGGAACAATCTCCCCCTTAGCGCGGCGAGCTTCTAATTCACGAATTCTTTCTTCTAGCGTAGCCATGATTAACAGATCCTTCCTTTGGTTTTGCCGCGTTGGGCGATGCCGTCACCACGGCTAGAAGCCGATGTCATTTTAGGTTTTGCCGTCTTTACAGAACCCATCTTAGATGCCTTAACAGATCCACCATGTTTAAACCGGCTAAGCTTAAGTGCTTCTGTGCCAAGTTGTACTGCTTTATTCGCCAACTTAGGAATGCCGTCATCATAAATGGTGCGTAGATCGTCCATACGCTTACCGACTTCTCTGCCGCCTCTTGTGGCCAGATCTCTACCCGTGCTTGCTATGTATGGTTCAATCCGCTTACCAACTTCTTTGGCGCTGCGCAAAGCAGCTAAACCTGCGCGACCGGCTTTGAGTAATGGCCCGCCAATAATTAGTGCTTCTGGATGCGATTCTTCCAAAGCTTGCGCACGCTCTTGTTTTTTCCGCTCAGCAAGTTGTGCTGGAGTTGCTTCTGGCACTTTTGTTTCTGCTGCTTTTTTTGGCGTAGCAGCACCTCGTGGCTTTAACTTACGCTCACGGTTTAAAAACTCTCTGAGGGTAAGGCCGGAATCTGCGAGTTCTTTCTTGGATACAATGCGTTCTTTCCGTGGCACGCCTGCTTCGGCCTTGTAAGATGCCGTCTTATCGCCAGAATATTCTTCCCCATGATCTATGCCCCTCGACCGAGCAGTTTCTTTGGGGTCAAGTGGATTGAAATAATGGCGGCTGTTTGCCTTATCAATTTCTGCTTTTCTAATAATTTCAGCAATTGGGTCGTCAGCAGAATCTTCAACGAAGCTTTCATCCTCACCAGAATAACGCTTAACTTTGCGGTTCATAATTTACCCCTTGCTAATAAGCTGGTCAATTTTTTCTTCCAAGCGGTTAAACCGTTGGTCAATATGATCTGTAACTCTTGCCACTTCTGCTTTAGTTGCTGTATCACGAGCAATTTCCTCACGCGTTTTGTTCAACAGCATCGTTACCCGCGCAAGTTCAGAAAACTTATCATGCGCAATATATGCAAATAGGCCGGTAAACAATGTCAATCCCCCAGTCCACGCCACTGTAATTTCCATGCCTAACATTTCCATCTTTTCAGTGACGCCGCTTTGCGTGTCGGTTGGCCCTTCTCGTCCTTCATTGGACCAGGCATTCCACTCATACGGGCGCAGAATGACTTCTTACGTGGGCCACCCTCGGGCTGTGGAGCCTTTAGGTTCGATCCAGTTGCTGCGTTGTATTTAGCACGACCTTTGGCGGTAAGTCCCGCCCCCTGCTTAACTGGCAGCTTTTCACCACGGCCAATAGCAAGGGAGGGAGTTTTCTTAGCCATAAAACACTACTGCGGTAGTAGATGCGGCACACACTGCTGAAATATTTGTGGCGCACTTAATACCTTCTCCGGGAATCGCAACATAGATTGACCCGGCTGCGGCTGGCGCAGTAAAAGAAAATCTAGCAGTTCCGGCTGTACCATCATTAAGCACAACCGTTCCACCTGATGGGTAGCTAATAGTCAAACCCTTAATACGGGCTGGCCCATCAAAAATAGTAGTAGTTGCATTAGCCGCTGCTGCGCCTGATTTTACGTCTGTCTGCATCATAATCAATCTCCTTTTAAAAGGGAGCCGAAGCCCCCAAGATTAACTATGTAAGATTACGAGCTTGAACGTATTCAACGCTGATAACACCTACACCACTACCGGTGTTTGTAGATGTAACAACAATTTTTACATCGGTAGTACCAACGTCAATAAACGCTCCTGTGCGCGTAGCGTCAGTGCCGGGAGAGATGGTTACAACACCAATGGTGCCACCAGCCGCTGCACTCGCCGCCGTAAAGGCTGTTGCTAGTACCGTAGTGCCCACGCCAAAAGTTGACGCAACGCCTGTCATAGCAGTTGTGATGTAAACGGTGATGCGGAGAATTTGACTATTTGCCGGTACAACAATGGTAGTTGCACTAGACGCTTGGGTAAAGTTGTTGGACTGAACCATAACAACTTGGCCTACATTAGCAACATCAGTTCCAACTGTAGTCCCTATGGTATTTTGAATTGTGCCAGCCCGCAGAGGGCCGCTAAACGTGGTATTTGCCATGATTTTTCCTTACATGCAAGTGAGGGCGTATCTGTCTGCATGTCGTCAGCCGGGACTGTCAGATACACCGGATAACCCCGGTATTTATAGCTTTATACCATAAAACTAAAAAAGAAAGGGGGCTTTTAGGCCCCCTTTTTTACATCAATTACGCACCAGCCGAACCGTACATACCGAGCGGATCGCTCCACCCAAAGCTGTAGCGCTCACGAGCCTTGTAACGGACGTTGCCCGTGTCGAAGTCTCCATCCATTGAGTTAGCCAACGGCATACGAACAAAGTGCTTCATGCCGTTTGGAACATCAGTGGTCAGGAACCATGCGTTCGTGTCGGTCAAGAAGTGATTGATCGTGTAGCCTTCTGGAATCGAACCGTTGTTTTTCAACGCATTGATGTCGTTGTCAGCGGTAGAGACGCGCAGTTCAGTTTCAAGCAAACGAGTTGCCGTAAACTGGAGTGATGGCGGAACAATCAACTTACGTGGTTTAGCAGCAATCAGCAGGCCACGCTCATCGGTCCATGCAGCGATTTGAATAACGGCGGCTTCCAAAGAAGTCTCGTTCAAGTCGGCTGGGGTTGAAGGAATGTTGCTGTTGGTACCACCAGACACTAGTGGGTGCGACGCCGAGAACAGCGCAACACCGTCACCACCAACGTAAGCACTGCTAAAGCCGTTGTTTAGGACATTAGCAGATTTAACTTGCTTGGTGTAAGCCATAGCACGAGCCAGACCTTTGGTATAACGAGCCGACAGGCTGTCATACAGGTTATCTTCGACCGCTTCTTCAGTGATCGAAAAACCCAAGGCGATGGTTTCGTGGTTAAAGCGAGAAGTCCATGCTTCTTGTGCATTGTCATAAGCGATGGCAGAACCCTCGTTTTTGACAGGTGCAGCGGAGAAGCCAGACAGCTTGGTCTCTTCTTCGAACGAACGCTCGGAAGTCTCAGTTTCGTAGATTTCCTTGTGCTCTTCGCCGTATTTAGCGTACTCCAGACCAAACAGAGCGTTCAGGCCCGGGAGCAGTTCTTTAAGTAGTTGTGCGCGTGAAATAGCCATGATTTAGCTCCTTATGCAATGCTGGTGGCAGCGTAATACTGGTGTTGACCGAAGTTCAACTTAACCAGCAACTCTGGGTATTGTACGAATACAAGCGTTGAACTAGCCCCAAAAGCGGTTACTGGCGCTTGGTTCAAAATAAACGAAGTTGCACCAGCGTTAGCTGCGGTATCAACAAACGAGCCAGAAGCAATATATTCGCCATTTGACGCAAGTGAACCAACATCCGTACCAACAGGCAATGCAAAAGGCAAAGCAGCGCAAGTAACAGTAGCAGTAGCAATGCTAGTAAAAGTAGAATTCCCCAAGCTCACAGCGGTGTCAGATACTAGACCCAAAACACGAATTGGCAACGCATCGGTAGTAGCGGGCGTATTG